TGGTTTGCGAGCAGAGGAACGGTTTCCGGGAGTTCCATTCCGCTCAGGTCGACCACGACCGGATTCTTCCAGCCGGGCAGAGACATCTTCCCGCCGGAGTACGCAGTACCGACGATTTTCGGACGTGCGCCTCCGGCAGCTTCAATCAGGGTAAATTCGTTCATGCTTCCTCGTTTGTTGATGTTTCATCCTCGCCGGACTCTCCCGGTTCGGAGCTTCTGTTCTGTGCTTCCTTTTGCTCTCCGGGGACAGGAATCCCCAGAGACTTCATCAGCTTGATTTCCTTTGCTCTCTGCTGCAGGACGCCGAGGTAGTCCCGGCCATCCTTCGCACACTCGGCCGCCAGCGTGGTGGTGAGATTCGCAAGGCGGCGTTCCTGTGCCGTGGCTTCTTTGTTGGGGTCGACGTGCGGGAAGCCGTCCCAAAACCATGTGTGGTTTTCTTCAAGCGGAACAAGATTCTCGGTCAAGAGGTATTCCCTGAACCACACCTCGAAGATACGGTTCAAGACCTCGGTCTCCCAGAAGGAACGGTCGACCAAAATGGACTTGTGATAGATCTGATTGTCCAGCCTGCCGGACGCATAATTGTGTCCGCTGTAGTCCCCGGCGAGCGTCCCGTAGGTGGTAACGGCACATCGGGCGATCTCGCTCAAAATGATCTTGACGAATTCCGCATGGTTCGCCGCGGGCTGCTTCGGGTCGAGCTGGTCCATGCGCCAGCCTGCGGGAACTGTGAGCATCATATTCCGTTCGAGCGGGATGGTGTCCATCGGCTCGACTTCCTCTGCCTCTCCGCTCGGTGGGGCGTCCGTGTACAGGATAGCGGCAAAGTCTGCCGCCGCTTCCGCCGCACTCAGGACGGCAAGATTGTATCGTCTGAGCTGGGCGAACAGCGGAAGCGCCGAAGTCAGCTCCGGCACACCGCGGTGAAGTCCCGGTCTGTCCTGTCGGAAGATGTGGATCATCCACTCGGCGGGAATCGTGATAGCCTCGTCGCCTGTGGCAAACCTCGTATCCCCCGGATGATATTTCAGCACCCGGTATGAGGTGGGGTTGCCCCACGGATCGAACGTGATGCCGTCCACAGACTGTCCATCGTCAAACAGTTTGATGCCGCCCGACACTCTGTCCGCTTCGATCAGCATAAGGTCAAGCTTGACGGGACTGCGCACCTTCGGGTTTGTCGCCAGCACAGCGAACGCTTCTCCGTCCTGGCACCGCGCCATCCGCATGGTGCGAAGTTTCGGTGCAAGCCTGACCGCTTCCGCCCACTTCATGAATGCCCGCTCGACTTCATCATTGAAAGTCTCGTCCGGGGTGAGCATCTGCAACCTCGGTCCCGTGCCAACGGTGTCATTTGCGAGCATCTGGACCAGACCACGAGCATAGGAATTGTTCGCTACCTCGTACCGGGAACGCATCCGAAGCGTTCGACGGACTTCCGGCGAGGCTTCCATGTCGGCGGAGAGCTGGTCGGCCGCCGCCCAATGCTTCGAGTTGTCCCTCGTGGTCTGAGCGGCGTCGAATCTTGCCCGGATCGGGCGGTGGAAGTGTTGTTCCTGTTGTGGCTTCGAGGTGCGGAATAAGTTCTTCAGCACCTCCAGCATCACACAGCCCCCGAATGCGTCATCTTGGAAAACTTCAGCCCGCTCCCGCGATGTTTCACGGCGTCCTTCGAGGCGAGGTATTTGTCAGCTTCGATCTGTTCTTTCAGCGAATGCTGCTCGACACGCTGTCCGTCGACCTCCGCGGACTTCGGTCCGGTCGCATTCTTTACGATGGTTTCTCTGATTTTTTCATGTTCACTCATTGTTATTCTCCTGTTTCGGGTTTAGCCTCACGTGAGGCTAAACTCTCTTCGACCGCCTGAATCCGATGTCCGATCCACGCCATCACGTTCACGCACATCGAATTCCCGCAAGCCTTATACCGCGGGGCATCCGGGCATTCCTCCTCAGGCTTGCCCTTCCACTTGATGCGGGTGTGGTTATCCGGGAAGCCCATCAACCGCTCACATTCGACCGGGAGAAGCTTGCGAACTGTTGACTGCCAGCCGACTCCGGGGACGGATGCGGATGTGATGGTATTCATTGGAGCACCGTCTTCGCCCACGCCGACACCCTGCCGGTTCTGTTCATCGTGCTTTTCCGGGGCTCTTGTTGCGTTACGCAGATCAAGCGGGACGCATTCAGCAGAATCAACGATGACCATTTCCGTGTTCGGTCCGTTCGCGGTCACGGTTTTTCCTGTGTCGGCCTCGGTTACATACAGCCCACCGTCCGGACGATCTTTTCTCGTGCCGTTTGCATCGCAGAACGTGATATTGTAAGCGACCGCGGGGAGAGCTCCGCTTCTGAGAGTTGGGAACGCTTCGTTCCAGAATCCCTGTTGTTCCCCGCCAGCGTCGTTTTTGATGAAGCCGACAGGCTTGCCCTCGACTAAGTATTTGTCGCAGTCCTCGTGTGTGTTTTTGCCATACATCGACGCCATCAGCGTGGGCGCGACATCTTTCTCCGGGGAGTCCTCCACCACGAGAGGAGTCTGGTTGCCGCCCGTTCCCCAACGGCTCATCACGGTCGGGGAGACCGGAACTTCCTTCAATCTGGCATCGGTCGGATTGTTTTCGAAGCAGACGGCTCCTGGCCCCTTGGCGGTCAGCGTGGGCTGAACATCTTCCGCCAGGCTCATGCCGTATTTGGCATTCTGCCCCTGATTGAACACATCACGCCCGATTCCAACAGCCTTGCCGCCTTTGTAATCCGTGGCGATCAGCGTCGGTGCAATCTCAACTTCCTGCACCTCGACCTGCCTCATGTCCATGCATTCGACGGAAGGCTCGATCACGCACTGAAGACGTCCCTTGTCCGGCATCAGCTGATTGTTGCTTGTTCCCGTCAGTGTTCCAGCCTGGTCGCTACCATCCCACCACTGAGCATCTTCGCTCAGTGTTACGATGGTCTGGTCGTTCCCCGTCGCCAACGTGTGGCTCAGGTCATCGCCAATTAGAGCTCCTTTTCCTCCGCCTGGTTTTCCTCCGCGCAGCCGGATTGACTTTGTCGAATCAACGCTGCCTTCAGCACAGGGGGGAGCGGTTTGCCTCTTCGTTCTGCACGGCGGAGTATCCCCTCCGCGCATTTCGCCGTCAAATAGTACCGCTGCGGGATACTGCCACGCACCAAGATATCCGATAACGAAGACACGTCTCCTTCGCTGCGGGACAGCTCGTGGAAATTCGGCCACTCGGGTATATTGAGCGTCAATAGTTCGCCATGCCAGTCCAAAGCATCCAGGAGCAGGAGTGACGATTCCGCATTTTCTCCACCCGCCGACAGGGACACTGACTTCCCAGCCGCACAACAGCGATAAGAAGCTGGCAAAATCATTTCCGGTTTGGCTTGAAAGTACGCCGGGCACATTTTCCCAGACTGTCCATCGTACCCCTGAGCGATAAGCCAGGCGGACAAACTCGAGCGCGAGGTTTCCGCGGGGGTCGGCGAGTCCTCTTCGAAGCCCGGCAATGGAATAGCTCTGGCAGGGGGTCCCGCCGACGAGCAGGTCGATAGGTTCATTATAGTCCTCCGTTGTGATTTTTGTGAAATCCCCAAGATTGGGGATTACGCCACCTTCAGGGAGTTCTGCGATCTGTTTCTCCCAGCTTTCCCTCTGCTTCCGTTCTTTCTCGGTCTGCGCCTCAGCAGGCGGGAGCAGACGCTTCGGCCGCGTCGCACCGAACCGCTGTTGCAGAACAGCGGCGGGGAATGGTTCGACCTCGGCGAAGAACACCGCCTTCCAGCCGAGCGGTCCCCAGGCAAGGGTCGCGGCCTCCACGCCGCTGCATACGCTTCCATAGTTCATAATTTATAAAGACTCCTTCGAAAAGACATGTTATGGACAGCAGAGAGGCCCTGTCCCGAAAAACAGCGGGAAACAAGTTCTCCCTACCAATATTATTTCAGAAATTCGGCTAAGTGGACGGTATAAAACTGGTGTTTTTTTCGTTTTTTTTTGGATTTTTTCTTTAAACTGACATTCCTTGGCAGTGTACCGTGCTACATTATAGGAGAAACTCGATAACGGATGACGCGGAATCACGGAGATTCCGACCCGAAACGAAGAACATAACAACGGAGAGACTACACGATGTTCCGGAAAAAAACCGTTTTTTCGGATACCCCCGGAACTAACTGACGTTAGATGGCAAATAGACAGTGTATAGTAAAATCGGAGACCATACAATCGGATGACGCGGAATCCCGGAGATTCCGCGGAGTCTCCCGCCGCTTCGTCGCGGTTCGAATTGACGCATCACTTAAATTCGAAAGAAGAAAAAAAATGGCTACCTATGACACAATCTCTTTAATCAAGCATCTTCAACCTCTGACCATCGAAAAGCTCTTCGCCCCTATCAGCAAGCTCCTCGAACAGCCTACCGATGAATATCCGAACATTGAATTCCATCATCTGCTCGAAGATATTGATGAACTTGGGCGACGCTGGCACATTTGCCTCAGCATCGATCATGCGCCGAAAGAAGCAGGCCTCATTTCGAAAATCCATGACGCTCTTCAGTCTTTCCAAACCATACGCGATTCATCGTGCGATGGCATTCAAATCGCGAAACGCCTTTCGGAAACTGAAGAGAGCATGAATCTCGACGAAGACTTCGGGAAATGGAACCGATATGAACAGGCTGCATATATTTATCTTTCGAACAAGAAGTTCTGGGATAAATGGTCGAATCTTGTCATTATCAGCGACTGCAGCCGGAAGAAGACTTGCATCAAGTATCCCAATCTTCCTTTGAAGATGCCGACGCAAAAGAAGTCGGACCTGAAGGCAATGGAGACGGTCGCAGTTGATTTTTTCAGGCTCATCAAGGGCAGTCGAAGCTGCAATATCCAAACTTACAGACTTGGTCCGAACTACCATTATTTCGCGACGCTTCAGGAGAAACCCATTGTTCTGGAGATCGACAACCCGGAAAAGGACAAGTTTGAGCCGACCCGTGTCGTTCTGCCTTACCGTTTCGTTTTTTCGTTCAACGAGGAAGAGGGTGTGTTCTCCCTCTATGGCGTGGATGGTGTTTCCGACAGCAACACCCTGGCGTCTTTGCTCCTGAAGGTGCTGATCGGATATAATGGTGAATTGCTGCGGGAACCGAAACCTATCTACAATCTCTCCCCCCTGAAGGACAGGAGCTTTCTGTTCGACATCGACGGATCGGATGGAATCGAGGACGTGATTTTCAAAAGCGTAACAGTACGTCCGATTGATGACCCCAAAAGTCAGATTACATTCTGTAACGGTGAAGACGGAGTATTTCACTGCATTGACAGGTATCTTGATGAAAAAGAACTGAAAATGGAGAACATCGAATTCGTCCGCGCCGTTGTTCTTTTCAGGATGCGCCCGGAGTTCACAGCGTTTCGCCAGGCAACTTTTGATCTGAGTCTGACTGGAGACAACCTCTCCGAAAAGACGGATGCTCAGGCAAAACTGTTGAGGAAGTATATCCGGAGATGGAAGCTTCGCCTTGCCGGGGAACAGCTCAACACGACCTTGATCACGGAACTCATCAAGTTTTCGTCCGGGGAAAAACCGATTATGAGCTACCAGTACAGGGAAATGCTGCCGAGTGCAGTGCGTTACGGCCTGATGGAATGGGGGTTTCTGAAGCGGACGCAAAATGCGGCATCCATACAAATCGGAGACTCCGCATTCAAAGTCGAATACTTTCAGAAGGCAAGCGGTGACGACCTTGCGCCTGTCGTGATCGGACAGAACGGAGATGTTGAAGAAATTGAAGATGAAGACATTGAACGATATCTTGTTGATTACTCTGCGTTGGCCGCACTTTTGCATGATGAACTGGAATGCAGAGGTCAGGCCAGAATGGAGCTGGACAATAAGGTCTGGTGGCTCGGAACCAAAGGGCAAGAAGGCCGGAACATATACTTTGTTCGCAACTGGCACGGATTTCAGGATATCCGCAATTTCCTCAGAGGTGTCAAGGACAGTTCTATCGTCATTTATATTGGCGACAGGCCGGAACATATTCGCATTGGGAACCGATCTTCGGAAACGCCCGGCGCAGCATCCGACCTCCAGAATCAGTATTACGACATCAATGGGCTTGTAGAGTATTCCGATACTCAGGGATTCTTTGTTTCCGCTGAACCCATTTGGGAGAATCTCAAGACCATGTACGCCAGACGTCCCGTCAAACGGCGTGTCAAGGCTCCAGGCAAACAGGATCAAATACAGGAGGCTGTCGAAAGCTATGTCTGGCAGCATGGGATTGCGCTTGTCGATCTGATCAAGAGAAACATTGAGGGCGATGATCTGAATGAAACTGAAACGAAATGCCTGACAGCCGTTTTCGGTTATACCAACAGGGATTTCTGCAAGAA